TGGATCGCGAAATGGCACGTCATCATGGTGACGAATTTGACGAAGAGGTACCGACGCCAGGGTATTTGCACGTAATACCTTGTCGCGGTTACAGTCCCAACGTCCCACAGACGTTTGATGAAATGAATGTTGCGGTCAACCATGAACCCGTTGGCCGCCTCAATCAATTAGGACCTGTAATCGACGGTGCCATTCCTGTCGTAACCAGTGCTCACGATTTTTCATCTTATCTTGCTGCTTTCGATAAGCGAAGCAACAGTCAACCAGATAAGGATGATGATTGTACTGATGACTTTATGAAACTTGCTTGTTCCCTCTGGAATAAGGTCGGTAAGGACATTGCTTTCGACTCATTTGACGTAGACGACGCACTTTTCGAACGATGGTTGGCCAAGATGGATCCTCCTAAGCAAACACGTATGGTGAAAGCCTTCCGTGAGTTGTTTTGCTGTGAGGACGACCCTGGCTACATCGGGGAAAAGTCCTTGTCCGTGAAGGTTGAAGCTTTGCTTAAGCGTTATGACAACAAGTGGGCACCCCGACTTATATATGCCGGGAATGATCACTTTAACGCTTTGACGGGGCCGGTCGCAATGGTACTTTGCGAGCGTCTCGTGCAAATCTTCGAACGCGGTCGTCTGGGCAAGATCAAATTCAAAATGGCGTATAAGGCCAATGATGTTGAGCTTGCTTCATTTGTGAGAGACGCGTCCGATTCAGGACTCGACCACATTGCAGAGGGGGACTTTTCAGCAAATGATTTACGACAACGCAAGGGTGCGAGCGTTGTTTTCGATCATTTTTGTAAAGTTGTTGGAGCACCTACCTGGTTCAGAGACTTGCTGAAGCAAATGAGGGCTTTCTCTGTCAGGAACGTGGAATTTGGACACCGGGCTCAATTGATACACCAATTGCCAACCGGGACAACGATTACAACACCGCGGAACACTGTGTGGAACGCCACAATTGAGGCAGTTTACTGTCAAGTCGTCGGCAATGAAGGGTC